CGTACCTGAAAATCATTGTAGATGTTCATGTTGATCGTATTATTTAAGGCATCCTCCTGATAAGCTTGAATCTTACAATAGGTCTCACATGCTGGCTGATGATCTTTGTGGATCATTGGAATACCTCTTTCGTCAATAGGAGTGCCTATATAGTTTATGTAAATAACATCCCCTACATTGGCATTATTAACGATAAGATATCTACCATTTCTTCTATGCTTGAGGGCTTTCTGATCTTTATTGTAGACATCCCTTAGCTTATATATATTAACAGGTAACAGAACCTTTCCGCTAGCGTATGCAATAGTCAATGGAATCTCCTCATAGCGAAGCATTGCATTTGGATCAGCGACATATACGGTCTCAACTTCTTGACACCAGTTCATCACATCTTCTTCATCAAAGTCTTTAGCCTTGAAAAGAGTGATGAGTTTATTATAAATTACTTCATGAGTTATAAAGTCCATAGCTATACTTTTTCGTAAATGATATTGTTTTTATTTGCATACTCATACACATTAATCTGAATAGGATTCTTGCATTTCTTTATTTTCTTCGTTCTCTTTATCATATGTAAACGCTTAAATCCTCTCTTAAACATATGAGCTACATAATAAGGAGAAAGGTCTAAAACAAACGCTATGACTTGACCCTTTACGCTTATATTGTATTTTACATCCGGGCCTACCGTGCTTGCTACATCTTTTAATTGAATGCTAAAATAACCTCCTGGGAATACTATTTTATCTCCCTGCAATAGGTAAGGATACATTACGTCAAATGCAGCTTCTAAAGACCTCCCAAACATATTTGAGGCTGACCTTATCCGTTCTCTCTTAGGAATCGCATTCTTCTTAGGAAAGCTCTCAATGATATCAAGAACCTTCATCATAGAAGATTTCTTCTCCGGTAGACCAAAGGTTTCTTCAAGCTTAATCAAGTTTCTGAACTTAACTACTTCTCTGCTTCCTATTTTTTCCTTCTCAACCATTCAGGTAATAGATGTTGGTTAGCGTAATCACATTTGTCTGGAGTATCGTATGGAGAGATATCTATTCCGAGAGCATTCTTTGAGGCCTTAACATAATCTCCATCTTTAGCTAATTCGTCCTCATGGGTTTCGTTATCCCACTTTTCTTTATAAGACATTTCCTTTGTCTCGGTATTGGTATGCTTTTCAATCATAACACAAGATGATTCAGGGATAGGGTAAAAGGTAGCATCAATTCTTATCCTGTAAATATAGAGATGTTTATTCTCCTCGTAAGGGATATCAAGAGTTTCTGCTATTTCCTCTGTGAGTAAAGTCTTATAGCGATCATACATATCATATTCCTCATTCGCATAAAAGAGTTTCTCATTTGAAACATAATTGGATAAGATACGAACTATCATTATTTAGCCTCCTGTTTTTGTCGTGGTTGAACAATCATACGCTGACCATCGTTAACAATGTCATAAGGTATGTTTTTGCTCTGTAAGAGCTGCTGTAACGCAAGCAATTCCATCTTGTAGTCACTTGGAGTCGGGAATGGTTCATCTTCGTTATACGAGCTTACAACGCGCGGATCACTAAAGAGCCCTATCGTGCTAATGATATTTATTCCCATTACTTCAGTTTCAAGAAAGAATATTTGGTTTCCAACAATAGAGAATGAAATGTTCCCTAATCTATAGACTATGCCTCTTTGATTAATTAGCTTCTCGAATCTCTTACGCGAGAAACTTTCACTATAATCGACTGGTCCAAGATACAAAAGATTTTTATCTCCAACACCAGAAACTAGATTAGGAATATCTGCATAGAGTAAATGAGATTTGTTTGCAATAGAAATACCCTCTACGATAATATCATTAGAGAGTTCTTTTATTTCAATATTCTCATGTCTCATGTAAGACGTTTGATCAAGAGTTCTGTTCCGGAAAGCCTCTCTTATCAAGGAATTATTTACAGACACTAAGATGTCTTCCACAAGCAATTCAGGATATTCGTTATCGTCTGTAACATTAAAGCCAGATGCTTGCTCGATAACGGATTCTACCATTTTTTTAAGAGTCTTTGCCATTGTAGTGAATTAAAAAAGGGGCGAGGGGTATAGACCCTTGCCCCTTTGATTTAAAAGAATATAAGATTTCTTAGGCTACCCACCAAGCTAACAAGTTAGCGAAGGTGACAGCAGATTGCTCTTCTCCGGCAGCATTAGTATAAATGAAGTTTGCACCAACAGTTGCACTAGATCCGGCCGGAACATACAATTCTTCTATGATCTCTTGAGTGCTTCCGTGAGAAGCTCCATGGAAATCATTACCAGAGAGAGTAGTCTTGAAGATGTATTTCTCCCAAGTCTGATCTGCTGGCTGAACATTGCGTCCCATATTGGCAAACCCACGGTTGTTCTTTCTGTTTGCAAACAATGCGTAAACATCGTCTGAAGAAAGTCCTTTGTGAGTAAAGTTACCAAGTACAGAATAAGCATAGAAACCTGACATATCCGGAACTTCTACTTCGAAAGTATAGTCTTCATAATAAGCGGCTTTTGTTCTAACAACCAATACAGGATATCCCTGATCGGCAATAGCTGTTATGGTTCCTCCAATCGTGACAGCCTTTGAAGGATCAACTGGAATAATTACCAATTTACCATCAAGATTGAAAGCATGAGCTTTTGCATAGAAAGCAGAGTTCGCATTAATTAAAGCAACAGCAGCATCAACGGTAGCAGCAGCAGTTACAGTAAAAGATACACCATCACAAGTAAGAGTAACAGTCATTGTCCCAGTGGCAACCAATCCTATTCCATTGGCTGTGATATCAACAATAGCTCCTTTGATGTTTCCATCAACATTACCAAGACCAGTATCAGCTTCAACAAGAGCTTTAATTTCGGCAACCTGAGCAATCATATCAGCGGTGCTAATCTTTCCAGAGACAGCGGCTCCCAAACGGGTTGTAGATGAGAAATAACCTTTACTGATTCCTCTTGGCAAGTCGTTTCCAACTCCGGGCTCACGAGCAACAGTTTTGATTCCAAATCCAAAATCATAAGCTTCTCCAGCGAGAACAGGATAGTCATCATTTAAGTTAATTCCAGCAACTCTTTTAGTAGCAGCCATGGCGCCAATAAGAGTAGTAGATGCCTGCCCGGTATTGAGCAGGTCTTGACCAGTAATCGTATTCAACAAGTGTTTTTTACCATCCTTGTCGACATATCCTCGAAAGTCAGTTGCAACAAGAGTATTCCTGAAACTTCTTCCTCTGGGATAAGTAATATTTCCTGCGGACATATTTGTAAGTTTTAATATTTCACTTTACATTATTGGGGTACAGACATATTCTCTGCGCCAAAGCTTTGATGCCTTGGATCTCTAACCCTTTCTAAATATTTTCTTATAGCTAAATCAGCTATCTCCTTATTTTGGGAAACATTAAAGCTCCCTGTGGAGTCCTCAACCGAGGGGGTGTATTTAAATTCATCTGGATAACGGTAATACTCGAGAGCCATTCTGTTAAATTCAGTTCCATCAGTCTTAATATAGATTTTCCCTTCACGTAATTCAAAGTAAGTATAATCTTTTCTTGGTTTACGATATTGGCTTTTAGCTATAGTATTTCTGTTGTCTGACCTGAGAATATATCCTCCCGAATAATTTACTAATTCGCTACCCTTGTAATATGAGAATGATGCACTAAGACCATGAAGGTATTTTGGTACGGAGGGAATCTCAAAAGATCCGTTTGATATCTCTATCATTGGATATTGGATTCCGTCCGTAACAACATGGATGGCTTGCAAATCATCAACTCTTTTCTGCATATACTCTGTCTCAGGTAACTTTGTCTTTACCCAATCGAGAAGTACTCCATTCATAAACAGAACCCAATCAGCAGGCTTTATAACTACTGTACGTTCTTTTCTTACTCCTTGGAGAAAATACTTGAATATTTTTTCAGCCGTATCCATTTTTATACCATTTTATCATCCGAAGATGATGATTTATCGTTAGCGCGAAGTAAACGATTCCATTTCTCTCTCCTATCGACATTTCCCTTATTCGAGATATAAGCTCTCATGCCTTCAAGGTTAGTAGCTAAGAAAGTTTTTCCTTCATAAAAACCGTCTCTTTGTTTCTTGATGATACCAGCGTTTACTAAATCAATGATGTAGAAATACATCTTCGAATCTTCACTCATAACATTCAAGATAATACCAGGATTACTATGAGCTTCAGATATAAGAATATCTTTCATCCTTGTCTCGGTTAATCCCTCGGTAGGCTGGTTGAACTGTATTGTACGGAGGTTTAAGATCTGGATGACCTTCTTGTATTCAGATACATTTAAAGTCTCCCTAATGAGCTTCTCAGCTTCATAAACAGCATCAGCTTTATCAATACGGTTCTTAGCTTCGGCTTCTTTATCCTCCAGGAAGAATTTATGTTTCTCTTTACGAGCAACATCTTTATTCTCGGCAACGATATCTTGCTCAATAATGAAATATGCTTCAGCGTAATCTTTAGGATTAAGGGGTCTCCCTTTATCATTAAGCCTACAGTCATACCATTTACCGTGCATTATCATTACCTGATTTTCTGGATTGATAACGTAAGGCCATAATGCTTTCCTTGCTGCTGGTTTGATCTCCTCGAGACCTAACATCTCTCCTTTAGAAAGGTTTGCATGGGTATTAGGATCGTTTGGGTCTATATGTTGACCTGTAACGTAAGTTCCCATACTAGCACTCTCGGGAGCTATTGCAGGATAAGGACTCTTTGCATATTTCGGGTCTATCGCTATAAAGCGTACCCTCTTGCCATCTAATTTCTTGGAATCTTTCACTTTACTTTATTTTAAATTTATGATTTATATGGTCTGAAAATTCTCTGAATCTTCACACGGCTAATAATTCCTGATTGAACAAGTACGTGTTTAGATGTACCGTCAACAGAAGAAGCCATTTCACCACCAACATCGATACCAGATACGCTACCTGATTTTGGAGGTCTCAACTGGATAAGCTCAACAGCGTTTTCGCCTTCGTCAGTCATTCCAAGAGGAACGAGAAATCCATCATAAGAACCTTTAGAAGTACCATCAGATAGATATTTATTTGGACGATTCTGGCTATCAAACCAACGGTATTGTTTCTTAATGATACGAACACCACCAATTTCATAGAAAGAATAAGAGTTGTTTACACCCTTCTCGGCACCAGCACCTTCAAGGTTATGATTCTGAGTTACGAAACCGTTTTCAGCCATCATACGATCAAAGCCTACTGAGTTTTCCCAACCACCAATCATAGCTACCTTTTGGAATCCATCTTTACCTGAGCGAATATAAGTATCACGCAATAGGCTTTCGAGGAATTTGATAGTCCACTTGTTATAAGGATATTCATAAGCACCTTCTCCTTGATACAAGAGTCCGTCACCTGACATGATCTCACGACCTTTTTTGTTCTTCAGGATAACATCTCCATCAACAGATACAGATCCTTTACCAAAAATAGCCTCATACTCATGATACATAGCAGCGCGTCTCCACATTGCTTTTTCAGCATGATCAAGATATCCGTTTACCGGAACACCTTTAGCGTTTTGGAAAGCGTACCAGTCTTTGTCAACAGCCATAGCTGCGGCAGTACCGGAATAACTCATCTTAACACGTTGGAGAGTCATATAAGCATGGCCCCATCCGTCATAGGTGTATTTCTCAGCACCCGTTTCAGAGAAGTCTTGCTCATAAAGAACAGAAGCTACACCTACCTCAGCACCCTCTTCAAAGAGTTCTGTGTCGACATAAGCATCAATGTCATTTGTTCTCAGCTTCGTGTTATAAACATAAGCGGTGTTTCCGGCAGAGTCGGTATATTCCGAAGGCTCATCATCGTCATAGATGAATAATTGAGTAGTGTTGTCATTAAGCTCAAGAACCTCATTGGGACGTGCCCAGTTGTTGTTCAAGAATACGCGAATAACACTTTGTTTCTTACCCGGGGTAGTCGGGAAAGCAGGACAGTCAAATCCAGCTCCATCGATATGAACGATGCGAGGTTTACGGATATCACTGTTCTTAATAGGATACATTACATGATTTGATTTGACAACTTTATAGCGGCTATTCTGCATATTGTCAAAAAGATTTTTTGAAGTCATTCCTTCTGCGGCCAAGATTCCAGAAAGAGGGCTTTCCTCTTCTTTAAATACTTGCCATACGCGAGGAAGAACATCCGGATTCGTAATAGCTGCATTGATAAGCGAATACGAGCTAATAGATTCCCCGGATACTTCACTGGGTTGTCCTGGTAATAGTCTCATTTTTAATTAAGTATAAAATGATCTTTAAATTAAACTAAATCGTCAGGTTTCATAACACTAACTTGCTTAGCATTACCTGCATCTCTTCTTTGATTTACTCCGGTCTTACTCAGTATTTCAGCTTTGTAGCCTTCTTTAAAGTCAGACAACCATTTATTTATACCGTTATTGCTGTTCGTTGCTTTCCACATTAAATACAGCGATTGATACAGGTTTTTGTCGTCCGAAAAGAAGTCAGTAAATTTAGGCTTACCTGTTTCAGGATTTATTGCCGATAATTTTTTAAAGACTTCCTTAAACTCTGCTGCGTCCTCCTGAGTATGAGGAACGCCTCCAATATTATTTTCTTTACTCATAATGAGGGAAACATCTTCAATATTTTTAAAGATAGCCTCATTCGCAATGTTAATTCTCTTTTCAATTTGCTCCTTATTCAATGAAGGAGACTTCATTTTTTCTCTCAATGATGCTTTTATAGCATCGGCTTGCTCGTCAAGTTCAATACGATCCATTTTGTTTAATCTCGTATCGATATCTTCATCTGTCCATCCATTGGGATTTTCCTCACTCTTACCATTCTTCTGACGATATGATTCTTTAAGGAAATCTTTTGACGGCATATTGAGCATCGCATTTTTATCGTTATAACTCTTAATGAATTCTTCACGATTAAAACCCTCTGTCTTGCTAGCAGTCATGTACTCATTAAGGAAAGGATCGTTAGTTGCATTATGCATGAGAATCTTATTCTGCATGTAATCTACAACAACGTCAGGAGAAACATCTTTTCCTTGTAATTCTTTTGGTACCTCAAGTTCAATTCCATTTAGCTTGAACCTTTTCTGCATTACGTCAATGTACGGATTTATCTCTACAGCTTCTCCTCCTTCAGGTGCTGCTGGATTCTGTGGAGCTCCGCCATTATCTCCTGGGGGAGTTGCTGGGGGATCTGCTGGAGGTGTCGCTGGTGGTGTTGCCGGTGGATTAACCGGAACCTCTATATCAGCTAATGAAGCTGCTATAGGATCTACTGCTGGTGTTGGATTTTCTACTGCCATCTTTTTATCTATATAATTTTAACAAAAGTAATAATTTATTTTAAATACAAATCCTTAGTCCATTACATGCTCCTTAGAAACCCTTTTAGGGTCACTTCCTGTCGCCTTGACACTTTCCTTATACTTGGCAATTAAAGCCTGTAACTCCATCTCTAAGGCCCTTAGACGCTCATCCATTTTATTTGCTCTATTGTTCTCATTAACAATTCCGCTTTCGATAACAAATTCATTGTTGACTTTCTGAGCTTCAATTCCAATCTTAGCTGCTTCAGAAGTTGCTTTAATTCCAAGTTCTTTTTCCTTGAGCGCAATCTCATACTGCTTCATCTGGATATCAGTCTTAAGTTTAGCTTCCGCTAGTCTGGCATCAATAGATTTCATCTGCTCTTCAAAGGCTTGTTTCATCTGCAATGTTTTTCTGGCAGCTTCTTCTTTAGCCTCTATTGTAGCTTGATTATTTAATCTGGCAATTTCTTCTTGCCTACGAGTTTGTTCAATGATAGCAAGCTCAAGCTCTTTTAAATTATCGTAGCTTATAATCTGAGCAGTAAATGATGCGGGGAAAGCTCCTTTGGAACCCATTTGCCAAGCAAACTGTTTAAGTTCTTTTAACCTAGATTCTTCTTCTTGGGTGGATTCAAGGTCAACCTCTCCTCTTATCTCTGAAATAAATCCGGGAACCTCCCACAAAGTAGTAACCTCATCCGGAAGTTCTACGATATCACCTGGCTTATAAATATACTGAGCGGATAAATTAAAAGCTAATCCTAATGCTTGTTTCTCTACCTCGTCATGCTCTTCATAGAGTATCTCGGTAACAAGCATAGCCTGTTCATTGCTCTGCTGGAAAGTCCCCACCTGATCTGTGGGGGCAACAACTCCTAATCGTTGTGGGGGAACGCCCATGATCAATCCTATCTGATTGTCTAATCCCTGAAGTATCATTTCGAAATATTGAATACTTGCAGGTAAAGACTGATCTACTCTCTGGAATTGATTGAATGCAGTTTTCTTTGGTGCTCCAGTTGCAGTTAAAGTCTGAATAAGGAATCGACCTTGTTTCATTTGATAGTACCACTCGTCCTCAAGCATACCATCTGGTTTTTGTGACATATCGAAAACAACACCACTTGCTCCGGCCATAGCGAAGGTAAGTTCCCTGAAATAAGAAACAATCCAATACTGCTTCTGTAACTCCCTTGTTGCCCAAAACATACTGTATGGATGCTCTCCAATAGCTGAGAAGGTCTTTCCTATTACAGGAAGGGGAACATACTTGTAATTATCAAAAGGTCTCGGCTGAACCTGATCTATTTCAGAAATAAGAATACTCCCAGCTACAACAGCGCCTTTATATCTTACGTCAAAATATCTACGTTCAACAGATTCTCCTTTAGCTGGATTATATGGATAAACATCTCCTTTAGGATATTCTATCTCTGGATTCTCTCTATTTATATATGCCTTTTTCTTATGATCGTATGAGAACTCCTCGAGAGATATTACCTTTTTGTTTTCCACAAACTTGATAAAGCTTTTGCCCTCTTGATATTTATTCGGAGTAATTACAGCTGTAATAACCTTTGATGTCCTCCACCAAAATTCCCTAACAGTATATCCATCTTGAACTACTTCATAGGCAGAATTAGTCTCTCCATTAGTATTGAGTGCTGCAACTTGACCGGCACCGGAAATAAACATTCCTGTATCAGAACCCTTGGTAACATAATGACCTTTTTTAAGCTTCTTGATTTGATTCTCAGAAAGACCTAAATTCTTCTTTAACTGCTCTGACGACATTACTGACTCTATTCCTATCCACGGAAGTTCCTGAGTCCATTCAATGCTCGCTATTGAGGGATAGATTAAACTATCACCACTCACTACACGATAAGTTACATGATCGTCTCCAGGAACATAATCCACAAAGAAGTACTCACGACCTGTAACGAGCTTATGGACAAAAGCGGTTATACTATACCGATGATACTTAACGTCCTTCTTAATGCGTTGCAAGAGCTTAGAGCAATACAACTCCATTATATCACGATAGGATGTTTCAAAGTATTCATTTATCTTTTCAATATCCTTCTGAGGTAACCTCTTAATATTATTTAACTCGTCCTGAGCTTTCTTATACTGAGAAATAAGCATCGGGAGAGCATCTCTCATAGCCTGGATCTTTGCAGCTTGTTCCTCCGTTTGTGGCTGTTGCTGAATCTGGGATAGAATCATCTCCTTTTGCTGTTCAAGAGACTGTATCTGAGCTACGACATTCTGAAGAAGCTCATTGGTTCTCTTATGGCTAATTGAGAGCAAAGTAAAGAATATCCGTTCTATTTTCTTTGAAACAGATTTCTTATCAATAAGAGATACTTTATGGCCACTCTTCCTCTTTGATTGTTGAGAAACTAGAATATTAGCTTTTGACCTCTGAATAGGGATCGTCCTAACCTTAGCAGGTAGCTCATAAGATCCTATCTGAGTAAGATAAATAAACTCATTAGTATCTCCAGTATTATTGTATAAAGTCCAACATTCAATATCTCTTTTTTTCAAATAATTATTTGGAGATTGTTGGTCAAAGTAAGTAAGCAGTTTGTCGCGTCCTACTTTTGTTTTCGATAATTCATCAATGTCTATATTCATATTATTCAAAAACTAATTGCATTACACCATTAATAGTTTTATACCGAGGAGTACTCCTCTTTGAAACTGCATCTACGTTACCATAAACCATCATCTCCTTTTCGTCTTCCTCATAGACTGTACACAAAGATGTTGCAATAGTTACGTCACAGTTATATCTAATTACTCCGGGCCTATATTTAAACTTCGCCCACGCCTCCAAAAGTACTTCAAAATCACAGTTATCTATATTTTCTTTTGTTTTTAACCAATCAGCATGCATTTTTAACCAGTATGGCTTTGTTGAAGGATCGATTCCATACATGTTTGAAGTCTTTGAATTCATTACCATTTTAGCGGTGACAAACTCAGGCTTTAGTTTAAGCATCCATGAACAACCATTCTTCTCATACCATTCAAATATAAGAAGATTTGAGTGCTCAATAAGATTCTGTCCTCCATAGTATGCGGTAAGAAGAGCTGTATACTCATAAAAGACTTCTCTACCTCCTACAGATAGTTCTGGCCTTTCGAGAAATCCAGCTACATATTTATTCGAAGAACTCTCCGCACTTAGAAATCCTTTCTTCACCCAACAACTACCCTTTGAACTCGATGAGTAAGCTTCATCCTGATCATAGCTGTCCGTAGAGGTTCTGTAAAGATTTCTGAATGGAACTCCAAAACTATCTAAAACGGGGTGTTCTGCTACAAGAAGCCATCCATTAGGATCCGGAACAAAGTAAGCTCCTTTCCTTTTATCTTTACGATCATTCCATTCCAGAATTCCTCTTTCAACTACTTGTGCCTCCTTATGCGTTTTAAGGTATGCTCTGCGCTCATTACACCATTGGGCTACACTTGGGCCAAAGAATCCTCCAGATGCAATTAGGAAGGCATCAGAAGCAAATAAAGCATGCTGGGTTGTGTGGGTGAACTTATCTTGAGGTTTCAGCTTAGCCCTATCTTCTAATACATCAGCAATACTTTTTTCTTTAAGGCTGTTTCCGTCCTCATCAATAATCCTAAACATCCATGAAGGAGTAAAATGTCCAGTAAATAGTACTTCATTGTTATCTACATCCCATTTATTCCGATAAGATAGGCATCCATAGTTAGAGGGGTTATAATGGATATTCTCAAGGTCAGCAGCGCCATCCTCCATGTCGCCACCTGTTCCAATATAGATAGCATATCCGGTCTTGACTCCCTCAGCAATAAGAGAGGCATCAACAAACTGTTTAGCTTCAAGGATAAGTCCTTTTTTAAACTTACCTATTTCCTCATAGATAACCATATAAGGAGTAAAACGAGAAAGAGCCTGAGCATTATCTTTAAAGGAAAGTGCGCGCACCTCACTAAGGAAATGCTTACTCCTAAAGAAGTCCTCTTGGCCTTTTGACCTCTCTTTATAGAATTGAGTATTCCTGAGATCATCTGCTCCCTTAGTGAAGTTCTCCATTGTATGCCCAGCATCATCTGATACTCCTCCCGCAACGATACTGACACTTGCTCTTACAAAATGATAGTTCCAACCGAGAACCATCCCTCCACCTTTTTCCGAGAATCCTTTCTGACGAGCTTTTGCTTCGGAATCATCTAACTCCTGTTCAAACATCATCTCCATTCGTCTCGCGAATAAGAAGTCTAAGTCTGTGAATTTAGGAGGAAGTGAATCTTTAATTTTTTTCTTCTGATCTAATCGATAAATTTTCCAGAAGTTCAGATAAAAGTAATGCCTGTTTGTTAAGTGAACTTCTCTGTTCTTTATTAGAAGAGTATATTGAGGGAGATAGCATGAGTTAGGTGGAATTGTGTAATCAAACTGAGGTAAGTATCGATCATCTGTAAGACTATGATTCCAGAAAGCATCCACTTCATCGACAATAGCATCTCCTCCTGGTTCAATAGCATTTGGAACTGAATATCCATTAAGACATCTATCATGTTGAATATCCCACCAATCTTCATCAATCATGATATTGTTAACATCAAGAAATTTTAAATACTCCACTTTTGTTGTAGGAATATCCGCAGATCTATGATGAAACAAATCATTCTCCCAAGGGAGATCTCCTTCATGAATAACTGGCGAAAAACGCTTTGTGTTTACAAATCTCATTTACTTATCAAACTTTCTTTGAATAGATGCTTCTTTACCCTTTTCTACTAATCTTTCCTGATCAATTTTCTTCTTAATAGTTTCTTCTCTACTTATAATTTCCTCGATAACCTTCATGGCCTTTAGCTTTTCTTCTGTATTATCGATATCGATTCTCATGTCAACATTAACTGTTACGTCTTTCTGGCAATGAGGACAATGAGTAAATACGTCTTGGTTTACTTTCTTTTCCTTTGTGAACTTGATCTTAGATAGTTTTACAGCCATCTCATCAAGATCTCTTAACATTGCATCACGAATACGTTCTTTATTCGATTTGGTTAAGTAATTGTATGTTTTGATAAAGTCTTTTACCCTTGGATCATCCATTGACCTATCGCGTACATCTGGGAAATAAACAGCCATTACCTTCTGCTCTCTCTGAGAAGGACTCATCCTTCTATAGATACTTCCTTTATTGTGAACGTAATAAGTAAAGGTAATCACTCTATTGAAAAATGGTTTTCCTTTATGCTTATCCATATTCCAAATAGCCTTTGCTTCAGGCAAGGACATACCCTGTTCTGAAATCTTAACGTCTCCGTTCTCTAAATATAAAATCTCATTACTCATTCTTAAAATATCTTAAACATTACTCCAACTTTAACTTCCCTCTGAACGAAGTCATAAGAGAGGATATAAGCCCTCTTTCTCTTGTTAATAAACATTCCGCTTACTTCTGCCCCAAATGAGCTTACAGAACCTCCTACAGCCCCTCCTACGTAAAATTCATTCCGAGGAACATACTTCTCTTTAATTGTTTTGACAACATGGATATATGTAGGATAAAATCTTTTCTCTACCGTTCTACTCTTAATCTTATTCTTAAAAATGGTATCGTGTACTCTTAAAAATCCATTTGTATCATTTAAGAGTATATCATCATAAACCATGTAAGAGAGATAGTCTACATACATATTAAGAATCGCTTGAGTATCTGCAGCAAGCTCTATCCATTTAGGAATCTCTTTGATAACTGTTTCTCCGGGAACAGGAATGTAAGTGGTATCATGATAGTCAATAGTATCATGTATGTATTTGAGAACATAAACAGTGTCATTGCCATCGGTATTCACTTCAGGACATGGTTTCCTACAAGTATCCATTAAGAAGATAACGAGAATAGCTACTCCAAAAAGAAGTTGCCATATGTACTTTGATATGAATGCCCATTTAGTCATAACCATGAACTTATTGCGTAAACTGACCCCTTTGGTCTATATTTTCTGTAGATACCATCGCCTTCTCGGCTACCGGCTTTATTAGTGTTCCCCTCTACGGAGATAAAGTAGTTTTCAGTCTGAGAATCATAAAATCCAATATGGGCAATCCTCCCTTTTGATTTAAAATAAATGCCTATCAAGTCTCCCTTTTGAGGATCACACTTATAGCCATCTCCTCGCTGGTAAATTATATGAATACTGTCAAAATAAGAAGCCGCAAGAGCCGGATACTGTACCTCTAACCTATGACCGATTAATAAGTAGTTGTAATAGACCATAGCCGCACACCAAGGAATTTTACTGGCTGCATCAAATCCGGAAGCCTCAATGATAGTTTCTACTTCAGAACCATCATTGTTTCCCGTAAGTTCTCGTATACCTATCTGAGAGGTGTAGTTCTTTTGGAGTTCCCCTCTTAGATCGCACTGACCAAATAAGCCGTAACCGATACATACAAGGATAATAACCAAAGTACAATTACTGATCTTTGCCATTTGCTTAAATTTTTATCGTTATAAACTTCTTCTAAATTATCTCCAAGAACATTGTCCAAATACTTGTAAACTTCCGGAAAGGCTAACTTAATAAATATCCAGGCAAATCCTGATATGATAGCCATAGCCACAATTGCAAAGATAATTTTCATTAAGACTGCTCCATCATAAGACCCGGCTGTTTCGTCAAAGCCCGACATTCTCATTATAACTGGAGCATAATACCATAAAGCAAGGCCTAACGGTATTGTAAGCAACTCATTCCAGGACATCAAAAATTTAAAAAACTTTTCCATGATTATTTTAATTTATAGATACGTAATTCCTTCAGATCAAACCTTCCAACCTTATCTCTTATTTCTTCAGCATTAGACATGCATGCTGTATTGATAACTAAATGCATTGGAACATCAGGACTCATTCCTGTTAATTGGTAAATTGGTATATCATCAAAATACCAGACCATTTTTTCAGGTGTCCACAATAACCCATACTTATGATATCCATCGGAAAGCACCTGTTTTGATCTTAGTCTGCGACCTTTTTGCTTATGCTCTCCTATCAATCCTTTCCAATGGAATGTAGTTGTAAAATGCCTTGTGTCTTCATCATCACTAAACTCTCCTGCCATCATTTCAAAGATATCGATCTCCGGTGGCCACTCTTCACCATAAAGCCACCATGCAGGCCAGAACATTCCTTCATACTTCGGAACCTTACAGATAAGCTCAAACTTACCATATAACTGTGAGAATATGCCTTTAGAATTTAAACATCCTGATTCAATAGGATATTGTTCTTTTGTTGCTTCATCTTTGTTTACTCTACCGATCAATGTAACACTTGTGTCATTCTTTTTAATACAGGTTAATTTAGGTATCCAGGTATGTCTATGCTCATTATTAGTCGAGAAGTAAGGATTGAAGAACTTAAACAAATCCATAGTAGCAAACTGAAACTTATGGACAAGTTCAAAATCTTTGTTTTTATTTCTCCAAGGAGTGCTTTCTTTAATAAATGCAAACCGAAGAGCATACCATATGCTCATTATCCAATCTATCATAATCCATGTCTTTTATGAATCCACTTCTTAAATAATTTGTAAGTAAGAGGATTGTATAAATAAATAGTAATATCCCAAGGAGCAACGCTATGTCCTCCAAAGTAAGGTTCTGCAACAATAAAATGAGGGGTCTTCTCTGCCTCTATAAATCTAAAGTCATTATCTACCCACCCATAATAACCATCATAGATCGCTTGTACTGACATTTCAGTTAAAGTAGATGTCTTTATACTTGAAATTAAAATAACGTCTCTGAGACCCTCATTATATACATACAGGGCTATTTTAATATAACCTGGCCTTTCAAAGTCAGGTTCCCACACAAGCCTACCAGAAAACAAATGAATGAGCCATCCTGAGAATCCAAATAATTTATTCCATCCTGTAAGATAATTTCCATTTTTATCTTTCTGTAGAACACTCTTTGGATACCAAGCATTAGAAGGGAAGTAAACCCACCTAACCATTTGTTTTGATAAATGAATAAGGAACCACCTTCTGATGGCTTCCCCATTGGCCAACCCTAGAACGAGAGAGATAATGAACCTCACTTTACTTTGGTTATAATGTTTTCCTTTTTCTAATTTATACTTAGCCATTAGTGAACCTCCTCTATAATTAAATCTTTAGCTTCAGTAGTCCGATCAATAACATAAAAATTATGGTTATTGTTCCTGATATGATAAGTCATTTTACTTTCAAATTCAGTTTTATATAATTTACCTTGTAATTCAAGGATAATTCCATCAATTTTTGTTTGAACTGACTTATTTAGCGCCTCAACTCTTTGGGAATTTGCGTTGACATCTTTCATTATACTGAGTTCAGTTGTTGAGATTGATTTAGCATTTGCTTTAATTGCATTTTCAAGGTTTGCGGTTTGAACATTAGTTGTCTGGTAAGAAATAAACAAGGGGATGAGAATTAATTGGGCCCATTTAAAAACAATAGCTAGTGAAGAGTCCTTTTGCTTCTCAGGGTCCTTCTTGTTTATTAACTCTATGAGAAGCTCCTTTACGGCAGCCATCTCCATGCTTAAATTAGTCTTGTCCTGCTCGCTCATATAAGATTGTATTTATGTGATAGTTCAATTATATTTCGAATCCTGTGCGTAATATCTTTTGCTCTTTCAATTCTCAATAATCTTCCTCCAATTTCCTTTGCCTCATCTGTAATCAAATAAAGTTTACCCGTTGACTTATTATAAAACTCCCATTCATAAGGAACCCCAACCTGCTTAGAAATAATGTCATTGGTACAGAACTCACAGTTTTCATGTAACCCCTGTAATGCTTCGTAACACTTCTCTCCTACAATATTACCAAATTCATCCTCAACAGCCTGGTTAATAAGAACAATTTCATCCGTATATATATCTGTAACATAAAATAAATCTTTTCCTGTATTAATACCTTCTTTTGCAATAATTGACTCTGATAGAGACTTTTGTAATATCATCTCAACATTATCAAATCTTCTGAATAGTTCTTCGGTTATTTTACACATAATTACGCACTCCTACAGATAAATTGTTTTAACTTTTTAATCTTCACTGGTTTTTGGAAAAACATATAATCAAGATTTCCTTTGTACAATTTCTCAAATACTTCTTCACTAATTGCAGATACGATTGTAATAGGCTTAAGACTCTTCACGATTTCAAGGTAATTAAGGATGTCGTAACCACTTTTACGAGGCATCTTAAGGTCTAATACCAATGAATCAAAAGTGTCGTCATACAGCTCTATAAACGCTTCTCCGTCTAAAGCGATTGTCAGATCATCTTCTTTGAATATTATTTTATAAAGTATCACCATCTGAGGATCATCTTCTGCAATTAATATTTTCATCAACATTTATTTTTCATAATTAGAAATGAAAGGGTACACTAAGCTAAAAGCGTACCCCTTCTTTTGCTACTCTTTAATAATGGCATCAAACATATCAAGTTCTACTGCTGAAAAGCTTATAGGAACATGTTTATTATCCTTGGAGATAACATAAAGACCTTCGAAGCAATCAAGACCAACAGTATACAAGTCCACTTTTACTTCTTCCTCGAGGATCTCGTTGTATTTATCCAAGAAAGGTTTTTGTTCTTCCTCAAACTTCTCAAGAGCTTTCTCAAGCTTTTTCTGATCGGTAAATACGTAATGATTATCCTCAACTACAGGTTCTCCCTTTTTATCTTTCTTGTAAAAAGATTTAATCAGTTCGTCTCTTTTTTCTTTATACTCTTTAGAGGTTTCTTCAAGAGCATCGATTTCAGGCTTTAATTTACCAATGTTTCTGTTCAAAGCGTAAGAAAACTTTATGTTCCCTCTTAGATGCTTTACTTCTGACAGATTGCGATTTAACGCTACTACTTCTTTTTTTTTCATTCTACAATATATGTTTGATTAATAATTAAGATTCGACATAAACAATCCTGCTTCCACCTGCTCAGGCTTAGCTGGCATATAATAGTTACCCTTTATCGCTTCTGGCTCTGGGTTATGCTCATAACTTGTTGCCGTCCTTGAGTACTCACCGTTGGTCTGCTGGTCTTTCCACTCCGCTATCGCTATGTTGATAGTGTTGTACTCGTCTATTGTGTTGAATTGAGCGTATTTCATGATTTAATCTTTTACAAGTCTAATAGAATGACCCTCATTTGCTGCTGCTGCTGTGATTGTGGCGGTGTTGTCGGCATGGTTTAATAAAAGCACCTTATCACTATCGGCACACCAAAAAGATGCTGTTTCTTTTATCGTATTGAAAGTTCCATCAGCATTTCTACTACTTCCACCTAATGCTGTGAACCCCGTTGTATTTGTGCCTCCTGTTGTTGCCCAGTAATCTGTACCACCATATTTCAAAGCATTACCGCCAAGTGCTGCAATTACCGTTAATTCTGCCTCAGTTGCAACGTGCCACCCATCAGGAGGATTTGATACTATCACATCTCTCCCAGCTTTATTGTAAAGTTTTCCGTAAACAGCCCCGTTGTCTGGATTTGGCGTGTCTGGTGTCGCTCCGTTGTGATAGCTCCATCCACTTGTCCCAACAGACCATTCAACCTGAGTTGTCAGTTGTGGTATTACAGTTCCGTTTGAGCTTGCAACAGCTTCAAAATTACGTGTTGCCCATGTTTGTGTGTCTATGTCTACGCTTTCGATTTCTGGGTATAAACCGCTTAATGTAGTGTGTAGTGATGCTACTTGTGTGGGTGTTAGTTCACCAGACTGTATGATTTCTGCTTTAACAGCGCCATAATAAGACCTGGCAGAAGCTGAAGTGTACATTAGTTTACTAAATGTAATTTCGGCATCTGCATGTTGCTGTTGTGTGACGTAAACGCCATTCAAATAATAACTGACAAGACCGGTTGTTGTTGAGGAAAGTGTTATCACATTAGTTTTACCTAATAGACTATTAGAAGTACCATAATTCTTCGTTGATGCGGTAGACCCATTTACCATCACAAGATTATTTGCGCTCGAAATTCTAAAATCTAAATATGCAAATATCCCAGATTCTGCATTCTCAAATATGCCGCTCCTATCATTTGCAGAACCATTCCAATTTAAAACAAGTGTTAAACTCCAAGCCTCATCAGTCGCAAAACTAACAGGCGTATGTGTAAAATATCTAGCCTCCCCATTCTGATTGCTTGCAGCTGGTTTAGAGTTAGGCGCAATGCCTCCAACTAATCGAGGTTGTGCGCTTGCTGTTGCGCTTCCGTCTAGGTCGTTGTCGTTTGTAGTTGCATCGAAAGCTGTTCTTACAAACTTTAGTACTCCGTCTGTTCGTTGCACCATGCCAGCGTTTGATAAATAAAGAAGTTCGGTATTTGAAATTAGTGATTCATCAGTTAGATAGTCATACATCACCTTTAAATCACCTGCACCATCCTCGCTTGTAGTTCCTGTAGCTGTGTCTACTCTTAGTAAGTAAGCTTTTAGTAGGTCATAACTTCCTCCTGCATCACTTCCTATTATAGCTGAAATATTACCAACTGGAAGTGTTAGTGTTGGGAATATGCTGTTATACTCAGTTTCTACGCCATCAATAGTTATTATAACCTTTGTTATTGTACTTGGTGTTGTTAGTGTTACTTCTCCAAGTTCACTAACAACAAGCGTTGGACACCCAGTTGAATAGTCAATTACTGGCATATTTGCTGCTACACTTTGTGAAGTTCCATCACTATTAATCTCAGTACTTGTACCAGCTCTTGTTACTGTAAATGATATTAAAGAGCAATCTGATTCCATTGCATATAGAACACCAGACTTTCTAGCAGCAGGTTTAAATAGTAATGTTGCATCATCAAATAATTCATTTCTTTTTAATGTGTCTATGTATGGAGGTATACAATTAGGAAGATATTCTCCCCCATCAGTAATAACATTCTTTTGAAATACTGCTGCTTTTATACTTCCATATCCAGGACTTACATTTGCCATATCTTTTATTTTATATTGTTATTTTATATCTATAATAGTCCAACTAGAAGTTCCAGTTGATTGTAAAAAATATACTTTGTCAGCAGATGCAGATAAAGTATTTCCACCTCCATTAATAGAACCTCCTGTTCCAGCGCTAAAGGTAAAAGCTGTTGTAAATGTAAATACAAAGTATACTCTATTTTCAACATCAGTAGGAAGGGTTACAGTTTGACTTGCAGAACTCATTGTTACATATACAATAGTACTTTCCCCTAATGTACTAGAACTTGTTATATCTTCTCTTTTCCATCCCTGTGAAGTATTTACATAAAGTCCAGATGTAATATCAGATGTAATATCAGGACTTATACCTAATTTTGAGCCTATATAACTTGTTGTAGTTCCTCCAGAAATTCTAGTACTTTCTACTCCATTATGAAATACTGATATTTGACCAGTCGTACTAGCAGTAGAAGTCAAAACAACTCCTCCATTATTTGAAGATTCAAAAAATGAAGCAGAACCTACTACAGCTAATGTTCTACTAGTTGAATATGGCTCTACCCCAATAAACACTTTTTCATTTGCAACTGTTAAGACTTTTACTGGGTCATTATCATCATCTTGTGAACTTATTGTTACAATACCTGATTTTCCAACCCCACCATAGCCTAGTATATTAAATTCACAAATATTATCAGCATCACTTGTTGATAAGTACCCTAGTTCATTAATACCTAATGTTCCATCAAAGATTAAAGCAGAAGTACCTTCAATGCCTATACCTGTTCCAACAGCAACATAATCATCAGTTATAGCTAATGATGTATAAGGCATATATTCTGTATGAATATGACTGAAAGATTCAACTATTTCTGTTCCATCTGTTAATGTAAATATAACTTTACTTATATTCTCTGCATTAACACTAGCTAACACATTAGGAATAATAGTTTCCCATTGAGCAGTACCGTCTTCTAGCCATGTTAAAGTTTGACCAGATTCACCACCAGTAGGAATATGTTTATAACCAGTAGTAGTTAAATGATCAATAGTTATATTTTCATTAGAGGATTGATTAGTTGTAAAGTCACCACCAGTAGTTAATCCAGTTCCAGCAGCTATGGTTATTGTAGAATCATTAACAATAGGAATACTAGGAATTGGTTGAGTAGATAATAAACCAGTTGAACTGGCTACAACCATTCTATCACCAGTTCCAGCTAATACCAATCCTGTAATATTACCTGTTATTACTGTCCCAGTTGTCCCACCATTAATATTTAGTCTGACAAACTCACCTAATCTATTTATACTTAATTGGTTACTAAGTTCAGTTAATACCTCTTGACTATCATGATATAATCTATTAGCATCGGTTTTCCATATGCCTGCTATTAAAGAAGTGCCATCCCATGTAAAATTAGCATCACTTGTAATACCATCACTTGTATCATTACCAAAAACTATTTGATTATCAGGGATTGCTAGACTAGGGATTGTAGGAAAATCTACCCATGTTTTATCCCCTCTCCAGTATTGACTTAGCGTACCAGCAGTAATTTCAGGTTCATAAATTGTATTATCATAACTTATTACGGTTCCACTAATTTTAATAAAACCAGTTCCATTTAAAGCATCTTGTTTCCCATTCCATATATTAGCACTGGCAATTCTCTCATCAGCTAGTGTTCCAGCCCAACCAAGAGTTAATGATACAGCTTGTAATAAAGATGTTGAAGGTGTTCCTCCAAGTGTTAAAGTTACATTAATATCATCAGTTTTAGTTAATTCAGCAGGAGTAATAGTAGGTATTGTAGGTTGATCAAGTAGATCGCTATAACTACCAGTTTTTGATACCTTATGTAATTGAATAGAGCCTTCAAATGATTCAGAAGCATTAGTAGCTAGAGCAGTTGTTATGGTTGTATCCAAAGTTCCTACTGTTGGATAAGCTGGTAAAGATCTTTTTTCAATAACTCCACTATTTTCAACTAAAAAAGAAGTTGAACTAGACTTACTTGCAATTGTTTGTATTCTTAAATTACCACCAATATCCAATGTATATAAAGGATCTACTTCATTAATTCCAACATTACCTCCAATTGGATTTATAGATAGCTTTTTTAATGAATCATCGCTGTTTTGTACTTGTATCCATGCATAATCATTTAATCCAATCCCAAATAATATTGACGTGTTTAATGTAGCATTGTCAACAATTAAGCTTGAATTAGAAGTAGTGTTTAAATATATAATATTGGGTATTCCAAATGAACCGGCATCAGATGTTATATGAGTTCTTGCTAATGGGTCATTATTACCTATTCCTAAATATTTAATTTCATCATTCCAAAATAATTCTGTAGTATCAGCATAAACCCATGATAATAAACTATTATTCCAAAACATCATCTGGCCTTGTTCTGTACCAGACATACTTGAAATAATACTATCAGCTAAAGCATATTCTGTATGCACATGGGAAAAAGATTCAACAAGCTCTGAAGAATCACTTAAGGTGAATACTACACTACTAATATTTGCTGCGTTTACTCCGGTTAAGTACTTTAGAGCACTGACAGTAGCTACTGTATTTATAGTAACATTATTTCCTAGTAATTCTGTAATGGTCCCAGTTACGTCTCCTGTAAGTGTATAGACAATTTCGGGCTTATCGGTTATCTCTGCAAACGTATGCTCATGGGTTATTAAGCTGTAGTCATTTATATTCTTGCTGAAATCAAAATAACCCTCTGTTTGGTGCCAAGTTAGTATCTGACCATCTACAGTTAATGGGGTACCGTTAACGTCATCTAGTTCAGTGAGTTTTGGGTTCCATGTAGGCCTGAGCAAGAGTGTACCATTGGTATGTGCCGTTATAACAGTTGCTACTAAGATCCTTTGATTAGGTGCGTTCGGCTCAACCTTAGTTAGAGAGCCTGCGGTCATACCAATGTATATTAAATCTCCATCAACCCAGGTCTCCCCATAAGGGGTTCCAGTAGTATCGATACCTCTTACCTTACCAAACCAAGTAACCTTACCAAAACCCCCGACAGCAACCTCTTGAGTAGTTATACCCATAATAAACTCTGATGGTAAAGATCCGTCCGCTATGGCCAGCTGCATCTCTACCTTACCACTATTACCTACGGGTGCTGCAAACATAACTGGTGTACCATTCGGGATTATGGATGTCGTCCCATTCTTTGTATCGAAGAAGGTTTCTTGAAATACCTGTCCAGTAACACCTCCAGGTAACCCAATCTCAGCAGTTCCAGCATCTTCATTCCATCTCATCAAACCGGTATCTATTGATGTTGTTGGTAAAGAGGTGTTTAATTGCAATCCCCTTGTAGATAACTGTTTAGCCGTATCATCCCAAAACAATTCACTCGTTTCTGTGTGCTTCCACTTCAGTTCTGAGTGTTGCCAAAAGGCCATTTGCCCTTGGGCAGTACCATGTTCATCATTTGAACCGGAGGGAATCCACGCCCCTCCGAAGTATCTGTATTCTAAAGAATCAGCAGTAACCCATACTGTCCATCCGCTTTCAGGTTGGTCAAAGAACCAACTACCTCCTGTGTAATAAGCGATCTTATAAGTATGGCCTGAGAATACCCCAGTAGCTCCAGAATCCACTATACAACGATATCCTTCGGTACCAGTTGGTGGAGTTACTAAAAAATCCGCAACAGCTTTCTGTGCCGGTGCATGTTCGTCTAGTGATATTCTGAATTTACTCATTTATTAATTAGTTTGTGTTGGAATGACAGAAGTAGTATCCCAAATAATTGATTTGAGATCTGCTGAATAATTTGTCTGGCGATGAATGGAAGCCTCTCCAATGTGAGTATCAATACCAACATGCTTATATACTCCAATGTTCTGAATGTTTAAGTGATCGATATCTCCTTCTTCAAAGTGAATATCACCATCTGCAATATGATCAGTAATAGTTCCTATTGTTGCTCCTGAACCTTTAATTACCCTACCTGTAGCATCATCGAATACTGCAATCTCATTTGAAACAGGAGCAGTTGATCCACGTTTCCATATAACTGCTCCGTCGAGGTTAACTTGGAATACATCCCAATTAGTTCCAACAGTGGCTTGAGTTCCTGCAGCTGAGGAATCTGTATTACAGATCATGTAGTCTCCGGCTTCGACAATCTCTCCAGAAGCTCCACCGATTTTCATACCATCAACAGAACCGGTTAACTTATAAGTATGGCCAGCATCCGCAGCAGGATAGTTAGGGTTTGCTGAGCAATCGATAGTGCCTTTGTAGACCATTGCGTCACTATCTCCTAGAAGTGCTGTTATAGCGTCTCTGACAGCCTTCTCTGAAGCAATACTTATATCGTCTGCTACTCCATCTTCTCTAAGAGTAGTTCGAAGGGTAAGTCCATCTTTAAGTTGATCTCCAGTAGTACCATCCCATTGAGGAATTTTATTATTAGTAGAAGAAGCATTCTTCTTAATATACTCTCCGGCTACATGATCGATAGCCCAAGTAGTACCATTAAACCAATAGTCTGCGGTAAGACCAATAACGTGTGTTTTCCATCCTTGAGTAGGAGTGTCAAAATGCCATGTAGTAGCATCGGCCCATGCAATCGCATTATTATGACCAACCCATGCTCCGGTTGGAGAAGTTCCTACAATATATCTCATTCCAATAGTGATCGTAGGTGGTGTGTTTAAAATAGAAGTTACTGGTGGTTGCCAGGAATGATCTTCTAATACAGGAATTCTCTTTTGTGTCATTGTAGTTAGTCGTTAATTAAATAAGCTTTAATATTATCATCGTAGTTCATGTCTCTGTGCCTACTCTCTTCGTAATTTCCTAAGTTATTATGGTTGATATCGGATTCCGAAATGAATTCGATTCTCTTTGCATCAGCAGTTATTCTCAATAGCTTATTGGCTTCATAAACATCAGGCGTATCTCCTAAGTTAATAAATCCATCTCCGTCACCTAAAGCCCCAAGATCTATTGCTCCAGCTGCGCTAGACTTCTTCCCTCCACCTTCGTCAATACCTGCCTTCATCCAAGTGGTTCCGGCATGCTGATAGATTATAGGGTTTTTCTCTGCGGCTGGATGATCAGACTGCTCAGTAAAGATTACTCTGGACTTCTTATCGATTTCTCGGACAAGATGCCCAAATCTACCTTTAGGTTTTTTCTTCTTGAAGTCCATTAAAAGTAAGTGATTAAAAAATGTGAAAAATCCCCTAATGAAACAAAAGGGGATTAACTAATCTTATTCTCCCCAGGTAGCAAGTGTTGCTTTTACCCAGGTGTCTGTGTCAACGCAAACGTAAATACCATCTGCGGCAACAATTATAGTTCCTTTAACTCCTGTTGCATCAGCAGAAGCTGGAGCTGTGTTAAGATCACTCAGAACTAATTGATCGGCCTGAAGTGTCTCTACGGCAAATACTCCTTCAGCTTGACTTGCCGCTTGCGTAGATACAGCTGTAGAAATAGCTGAGGTTGTC